TCAGCATGCGCCACGCGCTAGCCGCAGCCAGGGGGACCACACCGTTACCGGCTGCAGCGGATCGGTCCAGCCAGGTGGCCAGCCCATCACCCAGTCGCTGAACGCAGGGTTTGAGCTCAGGGTGCCGTCTGAGTGCTTCTCCCCATTCAGCAAAACCACCCGGCAGCGGTGGGAAGAGCGGGGGCGCTGCGGCGTCCAGCCCGCAGCCGTCATCAGATCCCACATCAGCGTCCAGGCCAGGGCCGCATTCTTCAGCGCCACCTGTTTGCCCGTCTGGTTCCGGTCGGTGCGGAAGGAGATCCCTGCCGGGCTCAGCGTCACGCAGGCCCGGTTGCCCGAGCCCTTGAAGGTCGGCGTGGGCCAGTAGGAACAGCCTTTCGCGGGTATGCGGCCCACCGACTTCCGCCGCTGATACGAGGCACGCTGCAACGCGGTAGCCCATTGCCTGAAGGTCTCCGGCGACGATGTCGAGACCGAGGGACAGATGCCCGGGTACGTTCTCGAGGAAGACGAAGGGGGGTGCGGCCTCGGCGACGATCCGGGCGACATCGGGCCAGAGGTGGCGGGGGTCGTCGGCTCCACGGCGGTTTCCGCAAAGGCTGAAGGGCTGGCAGGGATAACCGGCAGTGACGATATGAACGCGGCCGCGCCACGGGCGGCCGTCGAAGGATCGCAGATCGTCCCAGACAGGAGCCGCAGCCAGGGACGCGTCTGCCATCCGCGCCACGAGAGTGGCTGCGGCGAAACTGTTTCGCTCGACATGACATACAGTGCGGTATCCGGGCACTGCGATGTGCAGGCCGAGATCAAGGCCTCCGACACCGGCGCAAAGGCTGATGCCGCGAAAATCGTCATGTCTTTGGGGGGAATGAAGAGCCACACGCGCGTTCCTCGACGGCGCTGGCGCGCTCGGGCGGGGGGCTCGTCTGTGGCCTCAGGTGATTGAAGGCCCGGCAGCGCGGGCATTTGACCGAGACCCTACCACGCAGGGCCTGCGGTTCCATCTTGAATAGCAGCCGGGCACAGCCCGAACAACGCATTTCCACGTCACGGCTTGCGGGCGTCATGGCGTGACACCCGGCAGGGTGAAGTTGGAGATCAGCAGTTCCGCCCGGTCGGGCACAGCACCCTTTGAGGCAATCGTATAGGTGGTCTTGACCGGGGCCATCTGGAACGCCGCGAAGGTATCCCGCACGCCTTGAACGTCATTTAAGGACAGGATGAAGCGCCCTTTCAACGCCCCCAGAACCGCCGCCAGCCGGGCAAAATCCTGCGGGGCGAACAGCGCCTTGCCATAGTCGCCCTCGCAGCCCCAATAGGGCGGATCGAGATAGCGGTTCTGCGCGTCGCGGCTTTCGGGCTTGTCAGGCGGGATCAGGGCGTTGATCAGGAGGTTGCCCACGATCGACACACCCACGCCCACCAGGGCTGACCCGACCGCACCGGCTGTCCCTGCCCCCAGACCGAGCAACTGTCCGACCTTCAGCCCCCAAAACTGCCCGGCGGCAATTGCGGCGATCGAGACGACGATCGACAGCAGCGAGCGCAGGCCATCCTTGCCGGGGATGACCCGGATCACCACACGCACCCCGGGCCGGGGACGCACGCGATGCCAAACACCCGGCAGCACGATCTGCGACCCCTGTTCCGTCACCAGCGCCACGCGGCAGCGCAGCAGCTCATCGGGCGTGGCCCCGGGCAGCACAGTGGAAAGGATCTGCGCCAAGGTCAGCCCTTCGGGCAAATCCAGCGCGATCCGCCCCGCAGCGGGGTCCAGATGCGGCGCGGCCAGCACGGGAATGAGGGCTTTGCCGGTCATGGCCGCACCCCCGCCCAGCGGAAATGCCCTGCCAGCCGCTGCTTCCACGGCCCGGTCAGATAGACCGAGAGCTTGGCGCAATCCTCGTCCGCCATGTGGATCATCAGCCCGGGACGGATCACCACCCCGATATGGGTGGCATGCCGCCCGCGGCGGAACACGACGACATCCAGCGCCTGCGCTTCGTCCAGACTGACCGGCCGCCACAGCGGCGAGGCCTGCGCCCCGCCGATCAGCGCGGCAATCTCGGCATGCTCATCCACCGATCCATAGCCCAGATAATCCGGCAGGCGGATGCCGGTCAGCTCGGCATGGATCACGCAGGCCAGCCCCCAGCAGTCGCACCCCGCCCTGCTGCGCCCGAAGGCCAGATAGGGCAGGCCGATGAAATCGTTGCTCCAGAGCGGCTTCACAGATGCAGCCCCGGAAAGTGGTCGCGCGTCATGCGGCCCATGGGATAATATTCCTGCTCGATCTCCTCGCGGCTGATGGTCAGGGTGATCTCCTCGCCGATGTCGGAGGTGGTGATCATCAGGTCGCTGTATTCGGCCTCGATGACCGATGGGCTGGAGGCCAGCACCACCGCCAGATGCACCGTGGCGGGCGTGGTGAAGCTGCGCAGCAGCGTCGCCATCTCCTGATCGACCGTCTCGATGATCACCGTGGCGGTGGCGGGCGCATCCTCCATGTCCGAGGGCAGAAGGGCGGAGGCGATGATCCACCAGAAGGGCTGGGTCCCCGGGTTGGCCCCGCGCCAGCTTGACCGGGTGCCATAGATGCGGGGTTCGTCCTGCACGACCTCCGCATTGTCGGTCGAGAGCCGGATCGCGGCCTCCAGATCCGGATGTTCGATCTCGAACAGCACGACATACAGCTCTTCCGAGGCCACGGCGTCCTGCATCATCCGGGCATTGAGGGAAACACGTCTCATGGCAGCACCACCAGGCTGAAGGATTTGCGGTATTGCACCTGCTGATGGATGGTCTCGGCCGGGGGCGGATCTCCGAACAGCACCAGCCAGCGCCGGGCGATCAGCAAGGGCTCGCCCGCCCCGGTCAGCAGCGGTGTGCCGTCCGGCATCAGCAGGGGCTGGCCGTCCGTGGTGGGATCCGGCATCCAGAACATCCGCGCGCCCTGCGCGACCGTGACGGCATAGAACCGGTCGAAAATCGCCCGCTCGTTCTGGTCCACGATCAGCGAGGCCGCCACCATCCGCGCCGCTGCGGAAAACCTGCGCCGGTAGCCGGGCGGCCCGGCATCGGACTGGCGGCGTTGCCGCGCGTCCTGCAGCTGCATCTGCCAGCCGGAACGTTCGAATTTGGTCAGCTCGCCGGGCCATTGGGGATAGGTCATCGCAGCACCGAGCCCTGCCGGTCGATCCCGAAATCGGCCTTCAGCGTGCGGCGGGCCTTGCCGCCCGGCGCGCGCAGCCCTGTGGCCACAGCATCCGACACCGCCATGACATAATGCTGACGGCCCCGCTCGTCGGTGCGTTCCTCGACCTCCATTTGCAGCGGGACCGAGCTGTTGTTCATCGGCTGGATCACGATGGTGCTGCCTGCAGGCTGCCCCGATGCCGCCGACGCCGCCACCGCCGTCATGGCCGAGATCAGCGCGCCCGCATTCTCCAGTGCCCGGGCGGTCATGATCTCCTCACCCCGCCGCATCATGGTCAGCCGTTCATCGGGCCGCATCCGGTCGCCGCCCGCCCGACCCAGCGCATAGGTGCGCTGCACCCCAGGCGATCCGGTGTGATTGGTGGAAATCGACGCAGCCGCCGCGCCGGCCGCACTGGGGCCACCAATGCCAAGGGCCCCGGTGATTGCCCCGAAGATGGAGTTCAGCCCGGGCTGGATCACCTGCTGGAAGGCCAGCCGCGCGAACTGCTCCTGCACATAATCCACCAGGCTGCCCACCTCGAACTTGCCGGTGCGCCCCATCGCCACGAAGGCATCCTCCATGCCCGACGACCATTTGGTGACGATGTTTTCCGAGACATCGGCCCAGCTCAGCTGATCCTTGTTGATCTCGATCAGCGCCCGCTGCACCCCCGACTGCCAGTCGTCGCGCCGCTTCAGGTCGGCCTCATAGGCCTTGGCCATGCGTTCCTGAAAGATCGTCTCCACATCGGCCGCGAAGGTCGCGTATCCGGCCTGCGCCTTCTTCAGCGAGGCCAGCGCCTTGTCGCGCCACGCCTCCGCCGCCGCCACATCCGCCGCGTAGGACGGTTTCAGCCGGGCGAGTTCGTCCTTGATGGTGGACACAGCGCCAAGGCCAGCACCGCCACCGCCCCCGCCGCCCGCGCCACCCCGGCCACTCGCTGGCGCAACGACAGGCAGGATCGGTCGGTTGCCGTAGAGGTCGCCGCTCTCGCGGGCCAACCTGTCGCCTTCTACCCTGCCTTGACCGTAGAGGCGATATTGCGATGCAAGGCCCCCGGTATCGTTGTCAACCCATGTCGCCGAAGCCACCCTCGCCCGTGCAGCTTCCCAGATGCGGGTTGCCATGACAGAGAGGTTGCCGGCCGCGCGGAGGGCCGCGTCTCCTATCCCGCCGACAGACCCCGCCACGGCATTGGCCGCATCAATGGCAGAGCCAAGGATTGTTGGCATCCTCTCGAATTCGACATTCGCTTCTGCCCCGCGACGCTGCATTTCCTCCAGCGCCGCAGCCGCCTCCCTAAGTGGCGCAGGGAGCTGGAGGCCGTCGCGCGCGATCTGCTGGATAACAGCAAGAGCTTCACCTGCTCGGATAGCGATATCTTCTGGTGAATTCGCTGCCTTGCCGACTTCATCCATGGCCGCAGCAAGAGCCAGCGCCTGCTCTGGGAGCAGGCCCATGCGCTTGGCAGCCTCGTCGAGTTCTCCCTCAAACAGTGCCAAGGCGTCTTGGGCGTTCAGAAGTGCCCACGGATCATCTTCAGGAATAGCGGAAATGGCGGCTCGCGCCTCCGCCACACCCCGCGCTGCTGCCTCGACATCCTTCAAACCTGCTTTCAGCGGATCAATGGAGGCCCTGAGATCGTCGAATGTCTGGCCAAGTGTCACGCTTGCAAGGTAGGTAGAAAAACCACGCACCTGCCCCGCAAACTGTCCGAACTTCTCTGTCAGGTCAGCCGTCTTCTGTGCCGACAGTTCAGCATAGCCAATGTAGCTGCTGAGCGATTCATCCAGCGCCCCAAGGCGCTTGCCAAGGTCATCCGCCCCCGAGCCCGCATTCAGCCACATCGAGACCAACGGCACGCCCACGGCAACGGCAGCGCCCGCCACGGCATGCTGATCAGCCGCAACGCCGTGTCCAGCACACGGCGGGCCTCGACCTGGGTCATCTCATGCTCCAGCGCCAGTTCGGCGACCAGATCGGATTTCGCGTAGGTTTTCATGGGGATGTCCTTTGCTGGTGAAATGTCGTCCCGGCCCGCGTCATGCGGCCTGGTTGGTTTTCGGGGGGCGGGGGATGTCAGGGGGCCACTCAAGGTCGGCAGGCCACGCCTGATCGAAGAAACGCATAAGCTTTGCCGCCGTCGTAGTGCGGCAATCAGCCCCGTGATCCTTCATTTTCTTGAAGAAATCGCCCTTGCCGAGGGCGCGGTAGGAAATCGCGAAGTGTGTCACCCCTTCATGAGAGGCGAGCGTTTCTGCGAGTGTGATGAGGGCGTGTCGCTGGTCCATGCCCCAAATTAGCCAAAATGAGCCTTACTGGTAAAGCCCTATTTGGCTATGTCTTGTCGATTTAGCCCATTTAGGCTAAAAAAACTCGATGGACCCGATTCTATCGATCATCGACGAAGCCTTGGCTAAAAAGAGCTTGTCAGACGCTGCCGCGTCAAAGCTTGCTGTGGGCAACTATGCCCTCATCAAAAACATGAGATCAGCGCGCTCTGACGATAAACGCTACTCTTTCCAAGCTCTTGAGCGACTTGCGGATGTTCTGGGCTTAGAGTGCTACTTCGGCCCGCCTCGTGAGACAGGCACCGTTTCTACGATGGACCTGGACGGGGCAGAGTTCGCCAACATCCCTTTGTACGATGCTACTCTTGCCGCGGGTTCTGGCGCAAACAACGCAGCCGAAGCCGTGATCAGCCATTTGGCCTTCCGCCGAGACTGGCTGACCCGGATCGGTGTGTCGGCTTCCAACTCTGTGCTCGCCCGCGCCCAGGGGGACAGCATGAACCCCTGCATCCATGATGGTGACCTCGTCTTAATCGACCGCTCCAAAACAGAGGCGCCAGTGCGGGCAAGGTCAGAACATAGTCGGCGGCCCCCACCCATCTACGCGCTGCTCCAGGACGGCCAAGCCCGCATCAAGCGCATCGAGCGCCCCGAGCCGGGGTTGGTCATGTTGATGTCAGACAACCCGGCCTTTAGCCCCGAAGTTCTGACCGGCAGCAAAATCGAAAGCCTCAACATCATCGGACGAGTGATGTGGTGGGGCCATACGACCAGGGATTGA